CCGCATGGTCTGACTGAGTGAGCAGATTACTGACGGTTTTTGAAATGGGGTTACCTGGCACCAGCCCGCCCAGCGTCGTGATATCAGCGGCTGCGGCTTCCAGCAGTGCGAGCTCATGCTGAATGATGTTGCGGGCAGCAATAATGGGCCTGACAACGGCCTGAATCTGCACGACGGTAGCATGCGCAAAATCTGTTACCTGTCTGACAGCCTGATGCAGATTTCTGACGGCCTGCGTGACGGCATCAACGTTGATGATTTTTGCAAGGCCCAGCGCACGGCCCAGGTCACTGTCAATCAGTGCCCGCAGTGCGCCGGTCAGGGCATCCACCTTCTCCGGCGAACCCTCATTGCGGACAACCGCGACTTCAATGGAATAAGGGCGACGCCAGATGAATTCATACACCGGACTAAAGGCTGTAATCACTACAGTGAAACGGTAATCGTCCAGCGTAAGCACAACTGGATGCCCGGCATCCCGCATTCGCTCAAGGGCACTGACCCGCTCACCGGCCTGCAGGCCCGTTATGATGCCAGACCACGCTAATGGCTCATATTCCGTACCCAGCACGTCGATAACACGCCGGCCGCCAATCAGCTGGTGCTGTACTGTTTTCTGCCTGCCGCGAATAGACACCTGTTCAGGCACTTCGAATTCCATAAACTCGAAGTCGCCCAGCATCAGGCGGGTGACTGTCGGATCGATACCATGTGCGAATTGTGACAGGGAATTCAGAAATGACATGCTGCGTTTACCTGTTTCAGGAGGAGACTGACTATGGGAGAAGGAAGGACCCCGCTGGTATCAGCCCTGTGCTCTGATTGTGCCGGACCGGCAAACTGGCGGACAAAGCTATACCCGGACATCGGACTGATTGCGAAACGATGTACTTCATGCGGAAATTAGCCGGTCCGGAATGTTTTCTGTTTCGGTACAGCTAAACGTTTCTTCTCCTTTATATCGGCCAGTTCCGTTTTAACGGCCTCTTCCAGCACGTCATAAGTCACAGCACCCAATAACACTTTGTCTCCGATGAGGGTTGCTGGTGTACCCGGCAGGTGCATAACTTTTAAAAACTCTTTATTCACATTGATGATGGGCTGTGTGTCTGGCCTGAACGTGCTCAGTTTCATTCCGGCAGCGCTGTAAGCCGAATAGATACGCACATCGTCAGCCATGCCCTTATAAGACATCAGCGCGTGATGAAACACGTGGAATTTGTCTGGCTGCTCAATCCACACCGATAGTGCTCTGCGGGTAACAGCGGTGGATGACTCCGGGCCCCAGGAAAGCAGTTTGTAGGTGACCGCGATCCGGGGATAAGCATTGAGCAGCTTCTCCAGATGTCTGTCGACCTGTTTGCAGTCTGTGCAATCGTAGTTGGTAAAACTGACCACAATCAGATCGGGGTCCTCTGCACCCACCCTTGGCGACAAGGGATCGTTCAGCAATTTATTGTGAATCAGGACGTCTGTCTGCGGCGAACGGTGAGCTGTTCCGGCAGGCAGGTTTGCATCTCCCAACTCAATGCGTGCAGCCTGGGAAGACGATGCCGCAGCGATGCCGGTGAACATCAGCAATAACATGGTTTTATTGAGCATAAACTTTCTCTACGGTTACCTTAATCAGACCCACGCTGACGACAGTCGGTGTGACAGCCGTTAATTTACAATCAGTTGATCAATCATGGGCAAAGTGAGGTTCAGAATTCTGTAAACCGGAGGGCCCTGATGTCATGTTTCAGTAACAGGCGCACAGACATTGCAGTCCGAGTGGATATGGCCTGTGAAAAACTGCCGCTAAGGTAGTGAGAGGTTGCCTGCCTGACCGGGATAAACCATCAGCATCGACGGGTCAAAAGAGCTGGTTGAGGCGGGTGCTCTGGCTGCCTGCTTACTGATCCCACTCATGACGGTGGCCACCAGCACCTGCCGGCCTTCATGTGTCATCAGAAGATTGACGGGCTGTGCGGCATGGCTTTGGGCCAGTGACGGTATCGGCGGATAGCGACCGGTTCTGCGGTAAGCCTGCTCCCGCACCTCCTGCCTGTCGAAATCTGACTGCGACGGCATCCAGGGCTTATAGGCAACACCGTTGTCACGTGCGTTCTGACGGGCCAGTCGGTCACGCTCTGCCATTTCCCGGCTGTGCGATACTGTGCTTCCCGGATACAGGGCTGTCAGCGTCACGGCAGAGATAATGCCCGGCAGACCGGTAAGCGCGGCAGTGAGCCCGGTCAGACCCGAGGTGGCGCTTCGTCCAATCAGCAGGTCAATACCCCAGCCCGCCAGCTTAAGCGGTGTCAGCAATGCGCCCGCCGCATGTTTAATGACCCAGAACCCCCCGCTGATGCCAGCAAGGCTGGTTACGGCCAGCGCAGTCTGCCCCGCAAACTTCGCCATTTCCGGATGCCGGTGCGCGATATCTGCTATCTGCTGGAGAGAATGCGTCAGACTGTCCAGCCCCTGCGTGAAGGTGTCCAGCAGGCCGCCATCCCTGCCCATCACCAGCTGCAGGTTCTGCCATTTCTTATGGAAGTCGATTTTCTTGCCGTTATAGGTGCTGCCAACCGCGCCATAGGCGTCATCAAGCCCGCGCGCCATGCCATAGGCGTCGATGCGGTGATGGATGGTCTCGAGCTGTTTGTCGATGAGGTTGAACATTTTGCCGCCGGTCCGACCGAATATCAGGGTGTTCTCACGCTGCTTCTGTTCTTCCGTATAATGGTGTCTGCGGTAGAGTGGCAGGATGACGTTTTCATAGTATTCAACCGGCGACTGGCTGAAGAGTTGGGCGTTAATAAGAGGATTGCCCCGGAAACGCTTCACGCCCCCCAGGCTGTTCAGCTCTATCTTGCTGGCATCCCATATGCCCATCGTCATCAGGTCGTGCGCGACCTGATTCGGCAGTTTGATAATGCCGTTTAACCGGCTGTAAGCGGTCATCAGCGCATCACCCGCTGAACTGCCCTTCAGCTCGCCGATTATGGGTTCCAGCTCTGCAAAGAGGGCTTTATTGCTCAGACCGAACGCTGAGGTGCCCGCTTTAGCCATAAACTGGCGGTACTGGGTGAAGTCGACGTTGCCGCCAGAAGACTGGATGGCGCGGAACGCTGCGTCCATGAGTTCATTGAATCGCTCAGGGCTTTTCAGACCACCCGCGGTCTCGGTGAAGCGCAGCATATCCATCTGTTTCGCGGTGCTGGCTTCGCGCTGATGTTCATCCAGTCCCTGCGATGCAAAATTAATCCGTGCCAGCACTGGTGCAGCCAGTTTCGCTGCCCGCAGCTGCTCCTCCACGGACTTCCTGCCGGACTCGCTGAAGACACCCTGCGCCTCCACCAGATACTTCAGTATGTCAGTCGCGGATGAGCCTCTGACTCGTGTGTTTTCGGCGAAACGCAGTGCTTCATCTGTTGCCGCCTGACTCATGCCAAACTGTCTGAACTTTTCAGTCACGGTCTGGTACCGGGCTGCCTCATCAACAAAGCCCTTCAGCATCCTGAAGCCCAGATAGCCGGAGGACAGATTGGTCATGCCGTCTGAATATGAGCCTCCGCCTGGTGGCCGGCCATTACTCCCGCCATGGCCGGAACCGCCCCCGCCCCAGCCACCCGGGGGGACGCCGTTATGCCAGCCATGCCACCAGCCACCCTGTCCTGAAGGCGGAGGCAGTGCGAGTCTCCCGCCAGGATTGCCGTATCCACCGCTCCCGCCTGCAGCCGCGGCTCCGGCAGCCAGAAAGGGCAACGTTAAGGCCGCACCGTAACTGCCCGCCAGGAGTGGCACATTACGGGAGGCCCGGTTGATGCGCTGTGTCTGGTCAGCTATCTCGCGGATGGCACCGGCATATTCACGCGCTCCGCGGGACGCGCCGGAAAACTGATTATTCAGAGAGCGATTGAGTGAGCGTAGCGCAGATGTCGCCTCACGGGCCGCACGGGTCAGTGCTTTAATGTTCCTCGTGATGGTGACGAACTTCTTGTTAAGCTCGATCGCATCACGGCTCACCTGCATCAGATTACGCGTAATCTGGTCATCAAGGGATAGCCGCACGGCAACACGGTAAGCCTGAATATCCATGGGAACCTCAATTTACGGGCATAAAAAAACCCGCCGGAGCGGGTCGTGTTTTAAGAAAACAACATCAAAATTCGGTGCGACAGGGACTCTGTAAGAGCCTCATACCATTCCTTCACTGTTGGATCGAATTGCAAAAACCACAGACTGAAGTAAACCCCTCCAACACCAGCGAGCATATGCAAGCTAAGATTGAACCAGTATGCGTGAGGCCGGTCAGCCTTCTTGATAAGCTCACATCTGGACGTGCCTTTGAAAGTCTTGGTGTAGACACCAGTTCGGTAGTAACTGATTGCTTGCTTAACCATTACAAGCCCCGTGAGAAATATTGCAATTACAGTGAACCAATAGCCGTAATCCATGCCAAAAAAATTCCTTTTATAACTAAGTCTTTAATTGAACCAGCGAGCTATCTGCGTTTAATTATCAGACGCATTTTTCGGCTCTGCATTTCCGTTTAATCTGCCATAACTAGGCACTTTACACCATTATTTCCAGCTCATCATTTGAGCATTCACAAATTCCAATCATTGCAAAAAGACCTGTTTTTTTATCAGGATTCCTATTCCCAAGCTTAGGCGTATATTGCCAATGGGGTCTTCCCGTATGGCAAGGTTTAAAAATCATAAATGAAAAAAACAATCGTGGCTCTAATCACTCTGGCTCTCCTGGCACCATCTGTCAGCTTTGCTCGCGGTGGTCATTACGCTGGTGGGCATGGATCTTCTCACAAGTATGGTACGTATAAGAACGCTCGTACGGGCAATCATTATGAGAAGCGACACTGATTAATAGTACGGAATCTGCACTCAAAGCCCACTCCGCTGGGCTTTTTTAATTGTGCTGACAGAGTAAGCATGCAAAAGGAGAGTTAAAGTTTTCTACCAGTGCGCCGAAAATCAATAGCATGCCTGAGCCGATCTTGTGAAAGACGATTATGTCAGCAGACACCATTTACCGGCACTTTAAAAAAGCCTGGGCTGAAACGCCACATGGAACACTTAGTGATGCTCAACTCCGTTTAATAGCTGAAAACTGCCGCGGGGACGAAATAGCTGCAATTCACTTTGTCATAAAACTGTGCAATGCCGATCTTGCTACGTGCCCTGACTGGGATGTTGAAATGCAATACCTGCTTCACAAAAACATTCACACCTTAAAGCGCCTGCTTGCTCAGATTGATTTGCTACGCAACCAATAAGCGGTGTTCATTCCTTATGAATGATTAGGCCGACTGTCGCTAATAAATGCATATAAATCAAGGATAATTTTAAATGGAAAAGCCCAACCCCCTCGCAGCACTGTCCTTAATCATCTGGTTTTTGATGTTTATCCCATGCTTTCGCATGGCTCAGAAAGCTGGGTTTGGCTGGAAGATGGCGTTACTGCTCTCCTGTCCGGGCATACATTTCTTCATGCTCTACGTCTTCGCTTACAAGAAGTGGCCGAATGCGCCGTATCGATAAGCACTGATCGTTTTTTTGGTTTCCGGTTGAGTGCCGTTCAGAAAGAAAAACCCGCTGGAGCGGGTTATTTGAGTTCATTATTTATGATTTAAAAGTGCTCATAAAATATGTATTATCAATTTAAGATTAAGAAGCGGATCTTAATTTTCAGAGATTTAAAGACTACTCTTTAATTATTGTCTCTAAATTCTTGGGCAACACGAGAAAGATAGCTCATAACATCATGTTGGCGGGCCATCTCGTGCGCATTTGGATGCATTATCGCAATTAAAGAATATCGGTCTTCATAAAGCTCGCCCTGAACATAGACTAAACATGCATCCTGTTCAGGATCATCACGTTTACAAACCCTGTCATTTTGGGGTCGATTTTTTGGAAACGAGTTTGGGGGAAGACACAAATGAATGTGCATAAGACCTGAACGGAATGCACTATGAGGCTGAGTGTAAGCTACATCTCTACCAAAATAGTTAGGCAATTCACCAGTGGCCTTATACCTTTTAAAATCCTGTAATATTGAAGTCTCTAACTCAGGGAACCTTAAAAAAACTTCTGAGAAGAAATTTTCTTTAGTATTTGGATTTATTGAGACTTCAATATGATTCACGTGTTTTTGGCCTTAATGAAAATTAATTTCTTTCATTTTGGCTGTAGTTAGAGATGCTAACTCTTTAATCGCCATAAGATCAGTTCCAGATTGGAACTCTACAGCATCCCGCATTAAATTCTTCGAGAAACTGTTTAAACGCGTAGCAGAAGAGCGAGCTTTGGCAATATGACGCCAATATACTTTCAATTCCGTAGCCACAAACTTAGGCAACTCGTTGGAGGCTATAGTTTTTTTTATGTCTTCTTCAAAAGCTCTTAAAAACATCTCACAAGCCTCGGTAGTCTCCAGACCGTTTTCCAAAACGTACTGTTTTGCAGATTCTGAATCCAATTCGACAAGCCGGATGTAATAATCGTCCATTGTGTTGGTAAGCTGACTAAGCGCCTTCTTACCTTCTTCTACGCTACGCGCGTAATCATCAAGCGAAGGGACGCCGTTAACTGAGTCAGCCATGATAGGTGCGGGATGGGCTATAAAATCCTGAGCCATAGCAGCAGGTTGAGCCAATGGCCCACACAAAGCAGCGAATGTAATGGCATTAAAGGGATTCATAACAACCTCAATAGACATCTAAAAATTATTGATAACTTGTGTTATCGGTACGAAGTCTAATACCTTTACTCATATTTGAGCAATCTTAAAACCAACATGATCGAAGCACGTTCGCCGAAGTTTCAAAAGGTCAAATTGCACGTTTGCCGAAGTTAGCAGCAGATTGCTTATATAGTAATTAACGATGTCGTCATGATCGAGTTGCATGTATCTTTATCACACAATGTTAAAGGCCGGATGAATAGCACTTTTTGTTACGGACTTAGTTAAAAAGAGAGTGAATTTATTCAAATGTACGCGTACTATCCGCCGCCACTCATATTACCTCACACAAATCAACATTACCCCACCGAAAAAATCACTGAGAAAACATTAATTTACAGAAAACACATAAAATTGGATTTTATAGAGTTCAAACACAGCACAGCAGAGTTCAGAAGTGTGTGATTGAGCCTCTGAATGCCCATTTAGAGTAGGGTGCAAGATGCAAGGACGTCATAGAGACAGGTATTAAGCACTTCATGCCTTCACAAGGCTAGACTCTAAGCTTTTCAGTTCATTAATAAGCCTTAAAGCTTTGTGAGATGGCCATCCCAACTGACTCCATCAGCGGGTCAATCTTCCTCACATATGCCGGTCCAATGAAAGGCCGCGGCGGTATGTGTTCGGTGCCGACCTCCTGCCAGAGCCCGATGTCACTTTTTGTCCCGACGATGGCAGCCAGTCCCACTACTTCACTTTGGATGGAATCTCTGAGCTCGCCTGAGCGCAATAGTGGCTCATCTTCGCTGTAACCCTGACGTACGCGGTCAATCTTCGTGGCTTCTGCCAGCGGTGCCCAAGGCTCAAAGGGCCCGTAAGCGGGCTGGTACACGCCAATTTCTTCCTTCGCAGTTTCCTCAATCTCTTTCACGATGACGCGAAAGCCCGACTCCAGTCCGGTGGCGATACTGGCTGATGCAGATGACATCTCTCGCGCAAACTGTTCAAGGTCCATCATTTACTCTCCTCCCACCTTCGTGTGCACCAGTTGTAGGTACCACCCTCCAGCTCTCCAATGACGATACCCATGGCAATGCGCTCATGGGGCATGAGTTCTGTCAGGTCTGGGAAAATCACGCTGAAGGGAACCCCGGCTTTCATCAGCCAGCACTGGTTAATAAACCCGGGGTTCTGCGCTAGTTTTTTGCGGCGGTCTCCGTGGCCTCATCTTCCTCGTCTTTTGACCTGGCACGCAGGCAGGCGCTGACCGCCCTGAGTCCGCTTTTGCCCAGGATGGCGAGCATGCTTTCAATCTGCTTCGGGTTCTGCGGCACCGGGTATTCCTCGCCGTCAATATCAGCCACGGCCGCGGCCGGAAAGGCATACATGTTCATGTACATCACGTTGATGGCCATTTCCGGCCCCACCGCAACCGTCAGGCGGGACTCCTGCACCGGGTCCAGTTCACGCAGGGTGATGACGCGCCCGCTGGCATCCCGCACCTGATTGGATTTAATTGGCGATTCCGCCACTTCGGGCGGCGTGTCATGCACTCTGACCTGCACCATTGTTTATTCCTCAGTTCACTTTTTTACGGCGGTTCGCCGTCCAAGACAGAGTCTGATTCACCGTCTTCTCGCCCTGTTTGTTCCCGGCATCGGTAAGGTGAAAGGACACGCCTTCATAGCGATACACACTGACCGTACCGTTGGCTTCGGTGATGGTTTCCGTGATGGTGCCGCGGGGCTGATCGATGCCGTTGTAATAGTTGTCTTCCCACTTCGCCCAGAAGTCATCGAGCGTGGCATCCATACGTTCTGCAGCGATGGTGCCATGCCAGCCAACGGGAATTTGCAGCTCGTCGGTAATGCCATTGAGCGGCGTGATTTTGTGGGTCGAGACCTGCGGCTTTGAGTCAAAGCTCATGATTTTGGGAATGCGCAGTTTTCCCGCAGGCGTATTGATATCGACAGCAATATCACGCCCGACGGTATAGCCAAGGGTAGGCATGGATTATCTCCGGAATAATGATTGAGGCAGTGTTCAGCGCGACAGGCTGTCTGAGACGGAGATGGATACGCTGCCGCCCCCTTCCAGATTTACCAGGAAGTAGCGAACCACGTTGAGGTATTTCACCTGCACATCGGCCGTCATGTAGCCCAGTGCCACGCGTGCATCCGGGTTATTAGCTGCATCAAGGCGCACCGCAAAGGCTGGCCCCCCATTCGGGTCGCCAATCATCTTCAGCGTTTCCAGATTCGACAGGAAAGACTCCAGGGTGCTTTTGGTCTCCCGGCGCAGGTCCGTGGTCTGGTTGTCACCCACCACGCTGCCGAAGCTCGCCGCAATGGTCAGCGACAGGAAGTTGGTCATGCGGGTATATGTGTCATCGTTCTGAGTCGGATTTGATGACGTGTTACGGCCCGAACGCATGCCGAAGTAACTGCCGCCCGGACAGGGATTGGTGATGACGTCCAGTCGTGCTGAGTTGATGGCACCGATTTCCGGCACGGAGTAAGGACGCCCCGCCAGCTGGCGCTCGGTGGCGATGATGCCGGGGATGCGCTTGTTGAGCGTGGAGATATGTGGTGAACGGGCAGCAATATTCGCCGCTTCGAACGTTGCAGGCGCAATAATCCGGTTGATACCGTTTGCGGTATCCTTCCAGTATGGCCAGTCACCCACAATCAGCTTGAAATGCCAGTCGTCCACACCAGAGCGGTTGAGTGCTTCGGACACCGCATTACATCCAGCAGAGGCCGGGCCCTGGGCGATGGCATAGGCACCCTCGGAGCGCGCAAACGCCGCCATGGCGGGCCAGCACGTTTTATCAGTCACATCGGTAAGATTGATGACCTGTGAATTGGTGCCACGCAGGGCATACATGCCTTTTCGGGGGGCATCAGTGCCATCCGTGCCCAGGAGCGTAGTATCAGTGATGCCGGTTGCGCCGTCGGTGCCGCCGCTGAGGGTAACCTCTTTTGCCACGGCCTGAGCGGGCGCATCAGTTTCGTCAACCTTCGCGCGCACCAGCTGGCTGGGACCGCGGATATTCATCTGGCCGTGATTCACCGCCTCTGCCATCGCTTTCCAGAGCGCATCCCCTTCACCCTGCAGGTTATCAAATACCTCCGCACTTACACCCGGCAGACTGATGGTCAGCTTTTTCGAATTTACCGCGGTGCCGCTACTGATGCCTGCGATAATCTGGTTGCCTCGCGTCCCGCTGTAGAGTGCGGTCAGCAGCAGGGCTGCCTTACTGCCATTGTCACAGAGCCTGCCACTGGCAGCCTGGTCCTGACCATTTGTAACACGCACACAGTTCAGGTTTGCCGCACCCAGCTGAAGCGAAATCGCAGCCGCCGTGGCAAGGTCATACTTTCGGTCTTTTGGTGCGCCAAGAAAGAACGCCATATCGTTATCTGAACTGATACGGAAGGCGCTGTTAACCGGCCCCCAGCCTGCAACACCCACCAGCCCCAGCCCGTCGGTGGGTACGCCATTAATGTACCGTGCGCGGGGCGGGACGACCTGAACGTAAAGGTCGGGAGCCGTTAATGCAGATGTGTTGAGGTCGCCGGTTGAATAAATCGGCATGAAAGATGCTCCGGAAAAGTGAACGGAAACTAAGGGAATGAGGTGTTACCGTTGGTCATAAGCCCGTTGAGGGTGATGGCCGTCTGTGTAACTTCGGGTGCGGTGATAAACCGGGTTGTGGCGTAATTCACTCTGAAAATCAGGTCTCGCCGGTAGACATGCCAGTTTTCTGACCTGTCCGAATCAGACTGTCGGGCATAGAGCAGCTGTGCGGGTGCGCCATCGTTAAGGTCAATGTGACACTGCTCAGAAAGCGCGGCATCAATGGCACTGCCGATGCGCTCTCTGAGGCCGGGCGCAGGTGCCCAGACGGTGATCTGGAAATCTTTTATCTGCCTGCGCAGTTCTTCAACAGCCGTACCCGCGGTGGTGACGGAAACACTGAGATGCTCAGCCATCAGGATGCAGACACTGCTGAGCACAGTGAATGAATTTGGGAGTGCTTCACGAAGCTCAGAAATCGCCTGCTCAGCTGTGGTTCCTGCCCGGAAATGAAAGGTGAACGTTTTCCTGTTAATACTTACCCGCACGTTTGTCAGCGCGGACGCCACACCGGAAACGCTGATGTAACTGCCGTTCACTGTGAACTGCAGCGTGGGTTGACCTTTTGCGATGACACGGCAGGGCCTGCCCAGCGCAGTGTGGATTTTACGTTCAGTCGGCAGCGGCCAGACGGTGATGTGCACACTGCCGTTATCGATATCCTGCTGCAATGTTCCCGGAACCGGCCAGCCTGGGTAGATTTTCACTGCTGCATTGACGATACCGGGTAACTGACTGCCGCCAGGATAGACCACATCTGCTATCCGACCCGCCAGGAAGCGGGCAACATCATCGGAACTTGCCATGTTACGCCGTCACCTTGAATGCCGTCAGCCGCCAGCCCATATCTGTCAGCTCCGTGCCACTGATGACATAACGAAGCCCGGAATCATCCGTCACAAAATCCCCGGCATGAAGAGACACGCCTCTGAACGCAGGCATCAGCATGCTGTGCCAGGCGCTGCGCGTCTCTGCCGGTAACCTGTTCGGGCTGCGCTCACCTGTGCGGCCCAGCAGAATACTGGCTGGCCAGCCAGACATAATAAGTTTCTCATTCGCTGCAGTGGTGCCACCATAATCCTGAAGCCCGGCATCATTACCCGTCTGAGCGGTACGCCGGATACTGACAAGCCGCTCAGCTCCGACGCAGAGGGTGGGCTTTAAGAGCGGCATGGCGGCCACATAGAAGGTTCCCTCACCCGATACCAGGATATCGCCCGCTTCGAACCCTTCAGCATCAAAGATGCCAATACGGGTGGCCTGCCCGAACCGGGCTGCCCGCCTATAACCGCAATCGGTAGCGAAGGAGGCAGATATCTGCCGCAGTGGTTGTGCTTCAAGCGGATTGAAGGGTGATGTTGCCCGGTAATGTCGCGCTAAACCGCCCAGGCGTTTCGCGGCCTTTCCGTTACCCTGATAGACCTTAGCGGCAAGCTGATGTGCGTCCATGTCAGCACCGGGTCACAGGGGTGGTGCCATTGCCCAGTGACGGGCCCGGCGGAATGCCCAGCAGCCCGCACAGCTGACGCCGCCACTGATTATAAAGACGTGTGCGGTCTGACACTTCTGACCGGTTGCGCTGCCAGACAGCCGCTTTATCCGTATCAAGATTATCTGCTGCACGGGCGATGCCCGTTTCCAGGCTTGCCAGTGTCACCAGATAGCTCGCGACAATGGCTTCTTCCTCAGACCGCAGCGACGTCAGCCGGTGAGCCAGCGTCTGGAACCGGCCTGATGTGACCTGTACGTAAGCCGCATCACTTTGGTCGTCCGGCGATGTGTCTCCCACCATGGGATAGCCCATATAGCGACGAGCATCGGCCTGCTGCTGTGGAGTCAGCATGGGTTACCTCATCTGAAAGGTTCGGGCTGAAATACTGTTCAGGACTAACCGAGCAGCACGGCGCTGTGTTCCGGTTTGATGTTCTGACAGCCCCATGCCGCAGCGATTTCATAGCGCACACGGCGGTACTGTTTGTACATAGAGACTTCGAACGACATGTTGGTGCGCGGGTCGGTGATCATGATGCGGTCATCTGCCATGTCCCCTTCTTCCGGCAGCGCTGGGGCACGGGTGGCCAGAATGAGGGCGGAGCGGCTGAACGCGAAATTGGCAGCAAAACTGCTCAGCGTTTCAAACTTCGTCCCTGCTTTAACGTCCTCCTGCAACCCCGGCTCATGAATGTGTATTGCGTCATAAGAAGTCTCCGCAACCACATATTTATGCTTGCCCAGCAGGATGACCGAGCCTGAGGTAACCGATTCCGGTACAGCTGATTTTCCCTCAGCGCCCAGCGAGGGAAGCGGTATTGTCGTATCCCCCTCTTCAAGTTCGCTTGCGGTTGTCATTTTCTCCGTCTTATCGCTGGAGGAATAGGCCACACCTGCTGATTCGCGCAACGTAAAACCATGCAACTCCAGCAAGGTTCCCTGTGCACGCAGCGCTGTCGTACCCGCTTCGTTAGCCTTTGTCAGCTGCGCCATGGTGCGCAGTGCCGCACCTGCGGTTGTATCGATGACGCACTGCAGATCGCTCAGCGGTGCCCCATTGTCAGTAAGGATTTTGCGCACCTGGGCCGTATCGGTCAGGGTATGTTTGAACGGTGTTTTGCCCGCCTCTCCCGCGGCGCGGGATGCGCGGCGGAAGAGCTGGCCCAGGTCTGATTCAATTTCATTGACCAGCGTGCGCATCGCCTGAGTAACCTGGTCGCGACGGATGCCGTGATAGCCCGGACCGGATTTGATGCCCTTCTGCTGTTCGCCTTCCCAGCGGAACGGCACCATACGGGATTTCGTGATGGTCAGAGGCACATTACCAATATCCTGATCACCATCATCGGGCGGAAGCTGTCCGGGTTTCACATCTTCAGCCTGTGAGGCTGGTGTCAGCGGAATGCGGATTGGCTGGTTCAGGGCTGCACGTTCCGCCGAAGCGTCCAGTGTGATGGACGGAATAAACCCGCAGAGTTCACGGGACACGATGTCCAGCGACTGGTACAGGTCGGGAATGAGTTGAGTCAGGGTATTAGCCATTCAGGGATATCCTGTTAATCGGTAATCTGTACACCCGCGCACGCCCTTTCGCTCTGCTCATGAGGGCTGAGAGAATCAAACTGTTCGCGGGTAAGTATGTTGGGGTTGGTATTGCCATTCCCCCCGACGGAACCGCCGCCTGATGCACCGGTACCTTTGAGGATCTGGTCTTTATACGGATAGTGCTCAACGAGAATGCTCAGTGCTTCATCAAACCCCGCCGCTTCGCCGGGTTTTACCGCACTGAAGATTTTGTTTCCGTCGCGATCAAATGCCGTGACGGCGTCACCGACCACCTGGAAATTACTGCCAAACCGGGCTTCCACCAGGTCAGCCGGAATACTCATCTTCTCGGCGATAAATTTTGAACGGGCGAAACTCCCGCCAATTTTTTCCGCCGTAAGCTTCTGGCTCAGTTCGTCGCGCTCTTTCACGATCGGCGCATATTTCTCTTCCAGTGCACGAACGGCTTCCGTGCGGACCTTTTCGACTTCACCGGCATCCACCAGCGTTTTGTCTTCGAGGTTTTTAACCGTATCCAGAGCCGCCAGTGCCGCAGCCGGATCATCAATCCCTTCAAAGGTTTTAAGCAGCGTTTCCGCACTCTCTGCGCGCTCGCGGTGCGATTTTGCCTCACCGTTAAGACGCGATATGGTCTGCAGCGTGCCGGGTGCATCAAATGCCACCTCTTTGCCGTCATCCTGCACGTACACGGGTTTGCCATCGTTTACGACAACATGGCCGTTCTCATCGAGTTTCAGTTTCATCAGGTCATCCAACCGGGTAGGAGCCATCCGGCTCGTGGCGCCACGCTGCATCCGCAGCGGCTGGCAATAAAAAAGCCCATGCATGTGCACGGGCCTTAAAAACCATTAATCCGGCGCTGTTGTTGCCGGCTTTTCTGGCATGGGAGGTGGCATGGCGCGGATGCGCAACTGCTCATCTGCCCAGCGGAGCTCGCTGTTGATAAGACCACGGCGCTGTATCTCGTTAAACAGCGTCTCATCAGACAGCGCACGGGTTTTATACATGCCTACCAGGAAATCCGTTGAGGCTTCAGCCAGCGTGGTGGCACCAAAGTCACTGAAGATAGTGATGTGCCCGCCATCGGGTTCCCCTGTCCATTCCGCCAGATATTGCAGTGCCATCCGGGCAGCATCAGTGAGATCACACACCATACGCTGCAGGGCACTGGTACTCGCCTCGTTATCGGTCAGCGTCTGCACCACGGTACGGTGCCCGGGTTTGATCACCAGCAGCTCCGCCCCGATCTGACGCATCTTTTCTTCAAGGTCGATGATGTCTGTACGCCCGGCCTCGATGGCTTTGCCGCTATGCTCTACATAACGCAGGTCTGCCTCATCTTCTTCGGACAGGATGGCCGATGCAGCACCTACCGAGATGGGACCGTCGCCAAGCTTCTTGCCGAACAGCACCGGTACGCGGGCGACATGCAGAATGGTCTGCTGGTCACTACGGGACTGCCAGTGTTCGACATTGAGCCAGGCCAGCTCGGCCAGCGGCGGCCGGCCATTCATAAAGCCACGCTTGTCGCCATAGACCGGGACAAAAGTGATTTTGTTAAGGCTGGTGGTGCCTTCGTCGTGCAGCTGCCATTCCAGTACCCCGCTCGTTTCATTGCGTTTTTCGCGATAAATCCGCCAGCGGCCGGGATTCAGTACTCTGACCTGCTCAATGTCTTTCACGACAAATTCATTGTCCGGATCACGCTCACTCACCGTCTCAACAAAGCGCAACATGGTGAACGTTTCCTGTCCGTTCACGCGCTCTGAGTCGTAATCAAGCAGGCTGTTCGCGTTTACCTTGACGAAATAAGGCCTCAGCCCGCGCTGTCGTTCTTCGGCCAGGGAGAGTTGCTTCTCTGCAGGCGGATGCTCGACCAGGATGCCACAGAGCCCGTACGCCATCGCCTCCTCACAAATGTCCGCCAGAAAGGAATGCAGGTTGGTGCCCTGCAGGTCTACATCCGCGAACATCTCGCGGATACGTTGAGGCACCACTTTTTCATCCCATGTCACCGGCCGGGAAAAAGGTTTGCCGCTCAGGACTTCGACCGTACGGGAAAAGGCCGGGAAAAGCGTGGCCGTTGCCAGTCGGTTCTTATAAAACGCCTCTTCTTCATTGGGCCATTTAGGCAGGTACGTTTTACCCGCTTGCCGCATGGCTGCTGTGCCGCCCAGCAGTGCGGTGATCATTGGCCAGCATCCGGCCATCGACTCGATTTTTGGCGATCGCTTGCGGACGTCGTTGCTCATATTTCTGCTCTGTCAGGCAGAGAATGGACGGACTGTTGTACCTTTCGGCTGGAACAGTTCGGTGATGGCCCAGACCAGCGCATCCAGGCGGTCGGGGGATTTCTTCGCGGTGGCCGGCACATATTCCAGCAGCTGGTTCTCAAGCTGGTAGAGGTTGCCGCGGTGCGCCACCCGCCCCTGCTCATAGAGGGCTGAAATGGGTTCAGCACGGGCAAATTTACCCTTACTGGCGTGCACACGAATGATGCGACCGCTGAAGCCCGCATTGCGCAGCGTGTCCTCCGCCATGTCACCGCCCTGATTGGTTTCAATGACAATAGCTTCAGCATGGTGCTCGTCATACGCCCTGATGGCGCGCTTCGCCCAGCCGTTTGGTGAGTACTTCCCGGAGTAATCTGCGTCAGCAGAGAACAGCCGGTCATTACCGCGTCCGTAACTGCTCGCCACGACAATACCGGTTTCGTCACTCTCTTCGCTGTTGGTGGCCTGCGGGTCGATGGCGACCACCGTACGCGACGGCTGAAGTGTAATTTCCAGCGCACGTGCACCGGACACCATGGCTTCGGTCCAGAGTGCGCCTTCGGCATTGAACCGCCGGGGGCGCTGCATGTACTGGGCCTCAGCGGTGCGCCGGTGTGAAAACAGTGAGGTGCGATGCGACTCGTTGTGCTTGTATGGCCACAGCCAGCCGTCAGGCAGACCATGTTCAATGGGTATTGCATGCGAGTTTTCAGGATACAGCGCTGAATACTGTTCGCTGTTATCAATCAGTACCGGCAGGTTCAGGTGATGCCACTGTTCGCCACTGCCACCGCGCAGCAGGTATCCGCTCAGGTCGTGGTAGTGAATGCGCTGCATGATGACCACGATGGGCGTGGTCTCGATGGCCAGACGGGAACGGATAGTTTCGTTGAAGCGGGTGTTGACGCCGTTGCGTATCGTTTCACTGTAGGCATCGTCAGGTTTAACCGGATCATCAATTATAAGACTTCCCTGCCAGCCCGGCTCCATGTGTCCGGCACGGAAGCCGGTAACCTGCCCTGCAGCGGACGAGGCATACACCCCGCCGCCGTATTCGGTCCACCACATCGCTTTACTGTCGGCATCATCGCGCAGCGCCATCGGCCACATGGTCTGAAAAGCGGCAGACTTCACGATGCTGCGCGTGGTTGACGAGTTCAGTAAGGCCAGGTTGTGTGAATAGGACAGGTGCATGAAGCGGGCGCGGCGGTTCAGCGCCAGTCCGCGTGCCATCATATTGATGGTGGCCAGTTCTGTCTTGGTATAGCCCGGTGGCACATTGATAATGAGGCGCTGTATCTCGCCATCAATGACCCGGTCCAGCGTCTGCCGGATCACCTGATGGTGAGGCGCAACAATCATTCGGCTGCCGGTGCGCTGCTTAAAGAAGTACCGGATGAAATAGAGCCCGTCCTCTTCACACTCTATACGGCGTGCAACGGTCTTAAAATCAGCAGTCGTCATCCTCCAGCATTTCCCGGCGCGCCTGCCGGTATTCCTCGCGTGAAAGCAGCGCAACTTCAAGTGGGCCGCCATCTTTACCTGTCAGTGATGTCGTAGCCTGGTCGCGAAATGCCTGCACTGAAATATGTTTACCAAGCAGCTCTAAATTCCTGACTTTGTCCGGCCATTTAATCTTCTTCAGGATACCGACCATCTCGCGCTCTTCGCCCCGACCTTCAAACATCTCAGCCAGATCGAATCCGCTCAGGTACCGACGCCATGATGAAGGCCATTGCGACACAGGTTTGATGATCATGTCATCGGTCATGATGTCGAGCACGTCCATCTGGTCAATTTCAACCAAGCGATGCAGCACATAATCTGCCTTTATCTCTACCCTTTCGTTACGGGCTGATTTAAGGTTAATGATGCGTTGCGCAATATCAGGTTTTGAGAGGTTTTCAGATCCGGTACGGTTTGCAGTCTTTTCGCTGTACCCCGCCCGGATTGCCGCCTGCGTAGCGTTCAAATCGATGAGGTACTCGCGACAAAACATTTCTTGCTTGTCGGTGAGTGCCATTTTAATTCCAGGGATTGAACATGTCAGAAGTTACTAAACGCACCGCCAAGAATGCTGGTGATGCAGGAGAATATTACGTTGCCTATATGCTTTCTCGCCTTGGCATAAGCGCAGCTTTAACAACGAGCGGTTCAAGCCGGGTCGATATCATCGCGACAATTGACGGTTCTAAGAGCATAAGCATTCAGGTAAAAGGCTCTTGGGCCAGATCATCCCCTAGGCAATGGACTGTTGGCAATCACAGACCAATAGTGTCCCCTGACTTGTTTTATGTCTTCTGTAATATGTCTGAGGATATGAACAACACATCAGCCCCTGTGTTGTATGTTGTCCCCAGTTGCGACGTAGATGCTTTAGCGACATGGCATCATCAGGTGCCGCTCTTTAAAATATCTAAATCAGACGATGATAATTATCTTAATCGTTGGGATCTTATTCAGCTTGCTCTGGCATGTACTCCACCTTGAGCACTTCATCCTGCGCGAGGTATACCCAAGCGCCATTTTCCTGAGTAACACCAATGAAACCGTTTACGATTTCAGGTTATGAGCGATTGATAATGCCAATATGAATTTCGCCTGATTTGGTAGTGACTGTAATGCGGTAGACGTCAGGCATATTCACTCCAATAAAAAAGGCCGCCGCAGCGACCTTGATCTCTTTAGTTTCTTTTATGATGTATGACAAGCAATACT